GGTATTTTTCCATAATTCTATATCGCCTTCATTGTATTTTTCCGTCGTTTTGGAAATGGGATTTTAAAAAATTCGGTGGCAATGATCCAGCCCAAAATGGGAAAATTTATTTTTTCCGCAGCCCTTAATCGTGCAGTATCTATTTTGAAGGGGATCAAGGGAACAGTGGAGCATGCCAAAGAAATTAAAGCGCGAGAAGAGAAAGCACGTGATTTGAGGCTGAAAAGCTACAAGGCAAGTCGTATCAAGCTGGTAAATAAGCTGTTGCCCCTGGCTGTTGAGTCACAAAGTTATGTCGACATTCTGATTTGGCGGTTGGCGCTGGGCGCAAAGCTGAATGATTATTTGTCAGACCCTTACTTTTATGTGTCTGAAAACAAATACGCTCTCAGTGATATAGACCGCGCTTTAAGTAACAAACACCATTTTACACTGAAATTTGTGGTTAACGACTGGCGTAGAGAAATTCATGAAATTATCACTGAACGCCTATGGCCCTACGATGAATCCCCTGAGGAAAAAAAGCTGACCCTGCTGATTGAAACCTTTGAATCGGAATGGAAGCTTGAAATACAGGGCTTATATCGCAAAGCAATTGATAAAGTTGAGGCTGAAGTAGCTGCCCATTCCTTTATTTCTGACTGCCGAAAACTCACAGACGTTGAATAACCAGGAGCTTACCCATGAAGGAATATTTTATTCATAACGGCACTGTTTTAGCTGCACTCATTCTTTGCGGCCTATGCCTTTCGCTGCCTGTCTATCAGTGGGTCAGCATTCCCAGCGGCTTTTTGCTCCAGTGCCTGGGAGGGGCGGCGGCCCTTGCCCTGGGTATTTGCAAGCTGACCTTTATTCCATTGGCAATAGAGAACTTCCGACAAAAAAGCCATATTCCAGCCTTTTTCCTCTTTGCTGTTGCCATGGTAGCTTTGGCTGTTAGTGTTAGCGCTAGCCGCGACTTATTAAACAATGCAACAACGATCAAACAGCAAAGCGGCGCCGTTAATAGTTTGGCTTACCAAAACGCGGTCACAGAATTAAACGATTTAAACGGTGAGATCAAAACACTAAACGCATTGCTTGCCGCCGATTTGGCCGCAGGATACCGAGAAAGGGCATACCTTCAGCGGGAAAAGCTGGAAACTCTTAAGATGCAGCGGGCTGCAATCGCCTCAAAAGCTGAAAGGCTTGCTCAAAGTTCACCAGCTCACACGGGGGCGACTTTCGGGAGAAATATAAAGCTTTCTCTGGGTGGAGTGGAGGCGGGATTACAGGCCGCCACAGGAGCCGCGATTGCGCTGCACCTTGCCTGTATATTTTCAGTGCTTGCGGTTACGTCTTGGAAACCAGAGCCACAAGGTGCTGAACGCTTTAAGTCTAATGAAGGCAGGCAGGAAAACGTTAAAAAAATGCCTGTTAAAAAAGTGGATAAGCCAAAACCAGCACCAGCAGGAGGCAATGATTTAACACCCGCTCAACATGAACTGGCTTCAAGAATAACTGCAGGCGAGTTTGGCAGTAAACCAGCAATGCGAGAGCTGATAGCTAACAAAGCGATTAAGGGCGGCTTCAACAAAGTTCGACCTGTCTTTGATTACCTTATTCGTCAAAACAAACTGATTGAAACCGGCAAAGGTTTTGAGCTTGTCCAGAAAACCATATAAGCACACTATACAAAGGAAATGTCATTATGAAAATTCGACTCAAAAAAAACGACCTTAAAACCAGTGTTGAGATTGATCCCGTTACCAGCGGTGGAAAAAATCACTTTGCGGCCTTGATCGCTGTTACGGTTTTTCATGTTGGCGAAAAGATGGGCGACACAGCCCCAAGGGTGGTTAGCACATTTGCCGGTCAATTGAGTGCTGCGGACGCAGGAATATATGCCGAAGGTTTAAGTCTGGCCTCCTTCATTTGCAAACATGCCGAAAGCTTCGGTGGTTTAGAGGGAATCTATCAACAGCTTGAAAACTCTGGCCTTCCAAATATGAATGCTCTATATGGGGAATCCGACATTGGTGTCCATTGCGACTGTAATAGCTGCCGCGCCCGTAGAGGTGAAATTCAATATTCAAAAGCAGTTCACTGACTTAGGTGGAAGCAATGAATCGTTTTACAGGAAAACAGGTAGAGGCGGCGGCATATACCGTTGCCGCAAAGGAGGCAGCCCGCCAAGCGATTGCCAGACAAATGGCAGAATTTGAAGCCAGGAATGGAATAACAAAAACGACAAGTGCAGGAAAAAGCAACTATGTATCCAGAAAACGCTTCGAGATTGTAAGGGGATAGAGATATGACACTCAAATACAAGCAGATTGACTATTGCGAGATTTGCGACGAGGAAACGGTGATCGATGTTGAAGAAATCGAAACAGACGAACACCGCATAGATGCGCCGATCATCACTCATTACACCTGCGCCGAATGTGGAAATAACTGGGACGCGTAAAGCACATATTTTTACCTTAGGAGTGCCTAAAGATGGCTATTTTAGAAGAAGCTGAAAACATAGAGGGCCTGTACCTGGTCGAGTGCCCAGGATGCAAAATGCTTCACCAGATACCAACCAAACACAGCCACCCTGGAGCTAACTGGAACTTTAACGGGGATATGGAGAAACCAACCTTTTCACCGTCTCTGTTGGTGAGATCCGCATGGGGAGATGAGCGGGAAAAGCGGGTTTGTCACAGTTTTATTCGTGACGGTATGTGGCAGTTTTTAAATGATTGCACTCACGACCTTGCGGGTCAGACTGTCCCCATGATCGATATTGAATAACCTCAATTCTGTACGTTAGGAAAATATGAATATTCCATATACAAAGCCAACAGTTACCGAAACCTGCCCCCACTGCAAGGCCACTAGGCAGGGCGACGGCTGGACAAAGGTGTGCCCATGCTGCGGAAAGGTGCAGGGTCATAATCGTTAATTTGATCTGATAGCTCTTTTAGCCTCAGATTAATATGGCAAGATTTTTCCTTGCTTATCCAGTACTCTACCTAATGAATATAGATGAGCTGTTTTTTGTCAAACCACTATTTTGCGGAGAATTTTTTGATGCGAACGAACAAACATATGAAAGATTTAGAAACCTCCTGTGAGCGGTGGAAAGAGAGAGTTGCTTCAATCAAGGCTCGCATCGACGCACTGATATCCTGGGGAGAGGAAGGATATTCCAATAGGGAAGGATCTTCTCTTACTGAATGTGATCGCAATGTGGATCAAATCCCATTACTAATAGAAGCCGAACAAAATACTCTTAATATGTACGAGAAAATATTGGCGGTTCGCGAGTCTCAGAGAGATCGGGCGATAAGCAGATAACAAGACTCAATAAGTACAAATTGAGTTTTAATCCTGGGGGCCGCTCTGCGCCCCCTCCTTCTCTTTCAGACGGCATTGAGCATCAACCAAAAAATCAATATGGTCATAAACCATCTGCTTAAGCTCGAGTGGTAGCGCTAGAAACTTATCCCATATTTCCTTATCCATACCAATCTGGTCTAAGAATTGCTCTAGCTCACTGGCAGACCATTCATTTGGGTCTTTATTGACTAAGTCTTTCAATTTCACGGCACCCTCTCAGTTGTTATGGCGTTTTATTTTTTGCCATGAACGGCTAAAAATCAAACAGCTGTTTAGGGTGCACTTCCAGCACCTCACAAAGCTTTTCCAACAAGTCAAACCGGGGGCCATGTTTCCCTCGTTCTATATGGCCTATAGTTTGAAGGACTACGCCGCAACGCTCTGCAAGCTGCTCCTGGGTAAGCCCTGCCTCCTTGCGGTAGCGGGCAACATTGAGGCCAAATTCCTTTTTAAACGAAGTCACGGTCACCTACAGGTATAAAAGTACAAATATACAAAGCACCCATGCTAGGGGAGTTGTTGCCTTGCCAACAGCTAGTTAAACTAGCTACCCTTTTGGCGTCTGGATCTACATGCGTCAGGAGGGCTGTTTAAGCCGTAACCATAAGGAGTGCCATCGATGGCGAAACACGAAAAACAACTTGGAAATGTTGAGGAACTGCACCAGGTAAGGAAAGAAGACTCACTGCAAAAAATCATAACCACCAATCTAAAGACTGTAGAGCGGATAAGTAGGGCTACTGCTGGTTATGGTGTTTTGGGTAGATTATTGACCAGCCAGGAGCACTTGGAACTTAACGGCGATGATCAACGGGGCTTGAGTGTGATATTTGATAGTCTTCAGAAAGAATTGCACCAAGCGAAAGATGATTTAAAGGAGGTGGTAACAGACAGGTTAACCTAAAACACAGGCACCGTTAGGTGCCTGGTCCAGTTGCGGTGGGGTTAGACAGAAAGCCTTGCTTGCTCAAGCAGTTGCTGCTGCTCGTTGGCTGGGAGACTGCGCAAGAGTTCTAACATCATATCCTTGGCCCCTTTTCTGGACGGTGACAAGGTGTGTTTAAATGCCAGCGTGGTCACAAAGGTATGTCCGCACTCCGCATCACTACAGCTACAATACAAGTCGGTGACCACATTGGATAGGCGGTTACGTTTATTGATCACCGCTCTTTGATTGCATTCCGGGCACTCGACGCGCATAGACTCCCCCCTGGTCATGAAGGGGCATTTTAGCATGGTGCAATTTAATTTGTAATTATTAGGATTCATTTGTAATTTCTGGTCTATCAAACTTAATCCGTTTGGCCTTTGGGAGTTGTTCATTCAGCTTCAAAAAAACATGCTGCATGGGCTCCACTTCGTTTTCGTAATAGACCCGGCTGATTTTTTCGATATCTCCAAAGCCCCCGGTGTTCTCCGGCATAATGCCCGCTAAGGCTGGCTGGATGCGCCACATACTGAGCACATCGTTACGGCTTAAGTTTTTTACCCGCTCGAATTCGTCTTTGGTGGCGATATCCCCCACGGGGATAATCTTAACGGAGTCGGGACGCCCACCAGGTATGTTCAAAAACAGACTGCGGAAGTTGCCCACGCCCTTGCTGTTGGCGATTTGCTCCTTAAGGGCTTGTTCGTCTGCATCGTCTAGCTTGGCGTCAGCGGTATAGAACACAAAGCCCATATGCGCACCGTTGTTGTAGTATCGGCGGCGAAAGAGCGTGGCGGCCTCATTCAACAGCACGGATTGGACACCGCCTAAGTATTGCGGCATGCCGTAGATTTGCTGGTTAACGTCATACTCTTTCAGGTGGACGATTTCGCCCGGTTGAAACACCAGTGGCTCTTTACTATTGCGCAACTGGCAATAGCGGTCTAGCTCCTTCATGCGGCGCATATTGAGGGCCGGGATATGCTTGTAGCGCAGTATCTGGCCAAAGCGGTTGAATATAGCCTGGAGGTAACAGTTGCCAAACACCAGATAGTCAAACCCGGCATTTTCCAAGTCGGTAGCCGATAACACCGGATTTTCAACGTACCATTTGCGGAGCATGTTGCGCTTAAAAAACGGTATGGTGTTGTGGTGAGCATTGGCCCGTAGGATTTTGGCTAGCCCTCCTAGGCTCACCGGGGGCGTGTAGTAGTCACCGTTAGGGTTGATAAACAGTCCCAAGTAATCCGCGATATTGCCAGACAGGGCCGGTTCTGGATCGCCAAAGCTGAAGGCCAGAGGGTTGCCTTGTTTGTCCCCCGTGTGGCTCACACTGCGGCGGGTAAAGTTATGTGGCTTGTTTTTTAATGCGCCTTTTCTCATTGGTGCCGGGTTCTCTTAACTCGCAAAAGCCAGGGTGGCTTTTCGCTGGGTACGGTTTAAGGGTTCGTTGCTGAGCGCGTGCATAATCGACCAAGCCACGTCTGCGTGGCCAGTTTTGCTGTTGCGGTCTGCAACATAGGTGATTTTGTCGCCAGCGGTGGCCACCTGTTGCACTTGCAAAAATGCCTGGGGGATATCGGTATGCTCTGCGTCCCACTCAATGCGGCCAGACTCCACCACGTCGACGGCTTTAAGTACCAGGCTGGTCTTGGTTTCCAAGCCGTAATGGATCGGTGTTGCCCTGGGGAAAAACCCCTGCACTAACTCAAAAACGCCCAGCCCTGGGCCGGTGCAGTCAATGCCGATAAATTGCACGTTGTACTTTTCAGTCAATTCCTTGATGCGGTTGGCCTGGTAAGCAAATGCGCCTTTCAGTTTGTGTTTTTCCAGAATACGGAATTTCTCACCTTCCTTGAGCGGGGGAGCCACCACCACCACGCTGGAGGTATCCCCGGTGCGGGCAGGGTCGTAACCGATCCATACCGGGCGGTTGCCAAAGGGGCGTTTCTGGCGGGCTTTAAAGTCCACCCACACTACATTGGAATCCACTGCACAATTTAACAGGTCATCCAGTTTAAAGACTGATTGCCCGGCCTCCATAAACGCACACATAAACAGGTTATTAAACTCTGCGTCTGTGTATTCCAGCTGTAGGCTTTCGATATCAAAGAGGTCACAGCCCTGGGTTTCGGCGTCTTTGATGGTTACCACGTTGCGCCAAATCTTATCCGGCCCTACATGACCGTTAACCAGGGTATCGTGGGATAGATTAAACTCAACCTTGTTTTTCAGCCGTTCGTTGTATTTCTCTCCGCTCCACATGGGGTAAGCGCCGTGGCTTTTCACCGATGGCGTAGAGAAATAGGTTTTGCGCCATTTCTTTTGTGATGCCATGGCACTGGCCAGCTTGTTGAGCTTTTCGAAGTCCGGTATCCAAAAGACTTCATCAATGTAGAGGTGCCCGTGGTAGCCCTGAGCGGTGCGACCATTGGTGGAGACAAAACGCAATTCTGCGCTGTTGCTGAGTTCGATGAACTCCGCGCCTTTCAATTCCAGTTCAAAGTATTCACGGGCAAACTTGATGATATAGGCCTTGAACACTTCCGCCTGGCTGCGGCTGGCCGACAGGAATACCTGGTTGTCGCCACTAATAATAGCGTCCTCGAAGGCCTCCCAGGCAAAGTAGTAGGTAGCGCCAATCTGGCGGGACTTCAAAATAAACCGGGTGCGCTGGTCTTTGTTGTCGTGCCAGCGGTGCTGGTAATCAAAAAACAGCTCTTTACGGATGGTCTCCAGCTGTTCCGGCGTTATCTCGCTGACATCGTTTTTCTTTTTCCGCTTGCGTTTTCTGGTGCCACCTTCGCCATTTTCTTCCTTGGCGGCCCTGGCTTTCTCTTTGGCTGCTCTGGCTTTCTTGGCATCAATGCCTGCCAGTTTATCCAGCAGGTTACTGAGCCGGTCTATCTCCTTATAGTCATCATCCGTTTTGTTGGGCTTTTCAACCAGCACAATCATGCGGCGGGCGGTCGCCTGCTCCACGGTTTCGTGTTGCAACATGTCATCCCAGTGGCCTTTTTCCGCCCACTGGTAAACCACCCGTGCACTATTCAGGTTCAGTTCTTGCGCAATCTCTTTGGCAGAGCATTTGCGCAGCCACATCATTTTCGCGGCAACTTTTATTTCGTCTGAGTATTTAGCCATGTGGGCAGTTTACGGGGTTTTAGCCGTAAAAAAGTGCAGCGGCGTTCCTGGAAATTCCTATTTTCGCAAAACAGGAATTGGCAGGAATTAAACGCGTTGTTTCACCCGGTGCTTAGCCTTACTGTGGCAACCATTGAAGTGCAGCAAGCACAACCGGCATTCAAGCGAACCGATTAAACCAACAGAAGGGCAACCCAGTGGCGCGAAAACTCTTTACCGATTTTGTGAAAGTGGCAACCAGTGGGCCTACTATTGATGGGCGCGAAATTTCCGCCACGGATATCACTGATATGGCGGAATCCTACGACCAGGAAGAGTACACCGCGAATATCTGGTATGAGCATATCCGCTACTTTGGCAACCTGGGCAAGGTGATAGAAGTCAAAGCGGAAGAAGACAGCAAAGGCCGCATGTGTTTGTTCGCCAAAATTGCCCCCAGTGATGAGTTAATCTACCTGAACAATAACGGCCAAAAGCTGTTTACCTCCATTGAAATTCAACCGGATTTTGCCAAAACCGGTAAAGCCTACCTGGCAGGCCTGGCGGTGACCGATTCACCGGCCAGCCTGGGTACCAGTGAGTTGCAATTCAGCAATCGCGCCCAGCTGCCAGAGAACTACTTTTCTACCCCTGTAGCGCTAGAGCACCTGGAGCTGGAAAACAACCAGGGGCCTTTGTCGCGATTCATGCAAAAACTCACCAAATCCACCGACGATAAACAGGATTCCAAAACCATGGATAAAGAACAGTTTCAACAACTGCTGGACGCCTTTAACACTCAGACTCAGGCCAGCAGCGCACTGCTGGAAAAATTCACCAGCCTGGAAGAAAAATTGGCGGCTAAGGAAGAACCCCAGGGTGGTGATGAAGAGACACCGGAAACCGGTGTAAGCCAGGAAGCGTTTAGCCAGCTGCAAACCCAGTTCAATGAGTTGCAGGAAAAGTTCAACAAGCTGTCTGAAGAAGAAGTGCCCGGCACCGAAACCGATCCGGCTGGCGGTGATGCTGAGAAAGTAGAAGTTATTTAACTGCGGGTGACTCACACCCTTAACCCTTTGTTTTAACTGCAAGAGAGCAAACAGCTATGCGTAACAATACCCGCAAACTTTTTAACGCTATGTGCGTCGCCATGGCCACCACCTATGGCGTAGACAGTGTGGCACAAACCTTTGCCGCTACCCCCGAAATTGAACAGCGCTTGATGGATAAAATTGTAGAGTCCTCTGATTTTCTTCAGCGCATTAACGTGTTGGGCGTTCCCGAACTGAAGGGAGAAAAAATCCTGGGCTCTGTGTCCGGTGTGTTGGGTAAGCGTACCGATACCACAGCGGGTGACCGCCAAACCAGTGACCCGCTGGGCCTTGACCCGTTGGGTTATGAGTGCGTCAAAACGGAATATGATGTGCACATCACCTACAACACCATCGATGCCTGGGCCAAGTTCCCAGACCTGAACGACCGCTTTATGGCGTATGTGCGCAGAGCTATTGCTCTGGCCCGCATTAAGCACGGTTTTTACGGCACCAGTGCAGCGGCGGTCACCAATGCGGGCACCAACCCCAACGGGGAAGATGTCAACAAGGGCTGGCTGCAACACCTGCGTGACTATCAGGCCGGTTCCCAGATTCTCACCCAGGGTGGCACCGCTAACGAAATTCGCGTGGGCGCTGGCGGCGACTATGAAAACCTCGATGGCCTGGTGTATGACGTGCTCCAGATGGTGAGTGACGTCCACCGCGACGGTGACGACCTGGTGGCCCTGGTTGGTCGCGATCTGTTGGCCCAGGACAAGGCGCAGCTGTACAAAGCCCAGGGACAGACCCCCACGGAAAAAGAGCGCATCGAAAACAACGCGGTGACTCGCACCTATGGTGGTCTGCCGTCTTACACAGTGGCTAACCTGCCTGCCCGCGGCCTGATCATCACCAGCTTTGACAACCTGTCTATTTACTACCAGGAAGGGGCCGTGCGTCAGAAGATTGATGACAATGCCAAACGCGACCGCGTGGAGCACTACAACACCATTAACGAAGCCTATGTGGTGGAAGACCTGGACAAGGCCGCCGCCATTGAATTTGGCAACGTGAAGTTTAAAGACCCTGGCTCTGGTCTTTGGACTGCTTAATAACTCGATAAAAGCAGCGGCAGCTTGCCTCGCTATTTTCAGCTGAAAACAGCGGGGCCTTTTTGAGCTGCGATTAAACGTCCAATAGAAAACCAAGGATAATAAGATGACAAGTATTGCCCTGCGTCATAAGCAAAAGTGCCTGGAGGCCCACGCGACAAAACAAGCGGGAGAGGTTGAACAGGAGACAGCACCACAGACCGCAACGGCGGTGCAATCCAGTTCCCCTGTTAGCAGCGCTAAATCCAAGCACCAACAGGAAGTAGCCTTAACCGAACTGCAAAACGACCTTGAGCGCTTGAGCGACCTGGAAGACGTGGCCGATAAAGTGGCGCTGAAGAAAAACGAACTGCTGCCTAAGTATCTACCCATCGTCCAAGCCTACCGCGACAGCGGCGCAGACTACCCCAATGAATTGTTGGTGCGCGTGGTTATTTGGCTGATCGATGCTGAAGACATTGAAACCGCCGTGGAGTTGGCAGGTTTTGCCATAGCTCAACAGCAGCACATGCCAGGCAACTTTAAGCGCGACTTGCCCACTTATGTGGTGGAGGAAATCACAGCCTGGTCAGAGCGGCAGTATAAAGCGAAAGCTAGTGCCAGCCCCTATCTTGATGATGTTGCCAAATTGGTGATGGCTGATTTCTGGATCGTTAACCAGCCTATTGTGTTGAACAAGTTGTACAAACTGTTGGGTTTGTATGCGGAGTGCGATAACCAGGAAGAGCAGGCCTTAGCCTGGTTTGAGAAGTGCGAAGAAGTCAATCCCGATAAGTCTGGGGTAAAAACCAAGATAAAAGTATTAAAAGCGAAACTGAATCAATAACGACTCCCAAGCCACACGGGCCAGTGGGGCGCTGTCATTCCCCCAGCTTGGCAGCATAACCACTTGGCACCGTGTTTTTAAACAGGTGAGAACATGGCGTTTACCGGCAGGCCACAGACATTTTTGGACAGCACCTTAAGTAATGACGGGTTCTTTCCAATACTGTCTTTGGGCGACTTCCAGAAAATCTACCGGGTGCCTGCTGACCGTGCCCAGGAAGCGGTAGAGCACCAGCTCAAAGTAGCCCGCAATCTGGTTAACGATACGCTGGTAGCAGAGAAAGCCGCCTGGGAGCTAGATGGCTACGCGACTCTGGCAGCGGTAGACCTGGGGGAGAATTCTGACCTGGTGAGTTATTACCTGGATGCGGTTTATCTGAAAGCCAAGGCAGAGCTGTTACACGATTTTCAAACCTTTACCCGCCGCGATCAGGCAGACGATATCGCCAAGGATGGCGACGGCACCTACCAGGCATTGCTGGCCAACAGCAACCGGGCCGTCAGGCGGTTAAAGGGCATTACCACCAACATTACGGCGGAGTTGCTGTAATGGCATTGGAAAAGCTGCAAGCGCTCCACACGTTTTTGGTTGAACAGAACCTGGTGGATGAAAACCAGGTTGCCAGTTGGATGGAAAACGGCAAGCCGGAAGCGTGCGCCAAGAGTCTGGGTAACGGCATTCGGGTTTGTCGGTTAAGTTATGACGCCTTGGTGAGCATTGAACGCTTTAGCGGCAATGAAGACCTTTTACTGGCGCTGATTTGTGTCTGGCTAATGGATGTAGACCCAGAGCGAGAAGACGACGAATTGCCACCACCAGATATCGACATTGATATTTTGGATAACGGCACCGCTGACGTTGAATTGCGCGTGGCGTTTATCGAAAACATTGACCTGGTGGAAGACGCAAATGGGCTAGTGCCATTCAAGGGCAAAACCTGGAGTGTCGCCAGCGTACTAGTCGACGAACCCAACGAAGCCGCTGTGGGTGACGACCAGGCACAGCCGACGGACAAGTCCTATGTCCGTGAAGGTTGATATTAGCGGGCACCTTGGTGTTAAAAAAACGCTGCAGCTGTTGCAGCAAACACCGGCTAAACGCAAACGGATATTGGGCCAGGTTGGGCGCAAGGTAAGGGTAGCCAGCCGTCAGCGGTTGCGGCAACAGCGAGACATTAACGGCAGACCCTGGGCACCCAGAAAGAGCCAAAGCAAGCGCAAGATGCTGCGGGGCCTAAGTAAGCGCATGGCGGTGTATAGCGATCCTAAGAAAGTGGATATCACTTTTGACAATGGGGTTGTGGGGAAAATCGCCAGGGCACAACAGGAAGGTATCGCCACGGGAATGACCGCGCAAAAAATGCAGCGGATTCACGGTGAACCGGATTATGGCGCGCCAGCCACCCGTAGCCAGGCCAAAGCGTTGCGGGCAGAGGGATACAAAATACGGCGGGCCAACGGCAAAGGCTGGAAGAACGCCACGCTCAAGTGGATTACTGAAAATTTAACCATAGGGCAAGCGGGCATTATTTTGCGATTGATGCGCGACAAAGCCAGCACCAGCTCCTGGGTTATTCCTCTACCGGCCCGCTCGTTTTTGGGGGCCAGCGAAAAAGATGTAAACGCCATGGTAGATACGATTTTTGAAAACACACTGAACCGGAAAAGGGCATAGCAATGGCACAGGGTAAGGTTACGGTAAACAATTTGAATTTGGCCCAAGGGGATATCCCGGCCATTGAACGAAAGGCGCTGTTTATCGGCGTGGGCACCAAGAATATGGGCCAGGTGTTGAGTCTCAACACACAGAGCGACATGGAAGACCTGTTGGGCGTCAACAACAGCGAGATTAAAACCAATGTGTTGGCCGCTAAAAACAACGGCGGTGAAAACTGGCAGGCCTGGGCCGCACCACAAAACAGCGGTTACACCTGGGAAGACGTGGTTGACCTGGCCATGAACACCATTTCCCCGGAGCTGATTGTGCTCTGCACCCCGGCCACCTCCAGTGCAGAGCTGGACGCCATGCAGACTAAAGCAGAGAGTTTGCGCACTACCCTGGCACGGCGCGTGATTATCTTAACCGCGACACCTGGTGTAGATCCCACACCAACCACGGGACAGACCTGGAGTGATTACGAGACCGCCCAGGCAGCGATTACCAACGGTGTGGCCGCTTACCGTGTAGCGGCAGTGCCACAGCTCCACGGCAACAACCTGGGGGTTTTGGTGGGCCGCCTGTGCAATGCCGCTGTGAGTATTGCCGACAGCCCCATGCGCACAGCAACAGGCCCCTTGATTGGCCTGGGTGCCACTCCTGTGGATATGAACGGTGACGAATTGAGTAGTGCCACTTTGACTACTTTGGATGCCAACCGCCTGTCCTGCCCACAGTCATACCCCGATTATGCGGGCGTCTACTGGGGCGATTGCAACCTGTTGGATGCCGCTGGCGGCGACTACCAGGTAATAGAAAACCTGCGGGTGGTGGACAAGGCCGCCCGTGCGGTGCGCATCCTGTCCATTGCCCGCATTGCCAACCGTTCTTTGAATTCCACAGCGGTGAGCATTGCGGCTAACAAAACTTACTTTATGCGCCCCTTGCGCGAGATGAGTCACAGCACGGTTTTTGCCGGTGAACATTTCCCCGGTGATATCAAGCCGCCGACGGATGACAGCATCACTATTGTGTGGCCTTCAAAAACGAAGGTGGAAATCTACCTGAAGGTGCAGCCTTACAACTCACCCAAAGAGATTGAAGCCAACATTATTTTGGATTTGAGCAACGGCGCGGTTTAACCGTGCCTCTGCCTGGTTAATTAACGCGGAGCAAAAACAATGGGCCAGAAACTAAGCGGTAAGGATGTTGATGTGATGATTGGTTCCATGCTGGTGCATGTGGAGAACATCACACTGAACATTGAGGACAATACCGGCGTTGCCATGACCAAAGGCGTGCCGGATGGCTGGATCAATGGCGACAAAAAAGCCAACGGTGACATCGAGGTGGACACGACTAACCTCAATACCATTTTGGATGCCGCCAATAGTGCGGGCAGTTTTAGCGCCCTGGAAGCTTTCGACGTGGTGATGAATGCCGCCAGCCCCGACATTGAGCTAAATGTAGAGGCCTTTGGCTGCAAGCTGCGTATTAGCGATCTGATAAACGCGGCGGCCACTGGCGGCGAAAAGTTGAAACACAAGTTGCCCTATGACGTGACCAGTCGCGATTTTGTGCGCATAAACGGTACGCCCTATATCGATGCCAGCGAAACCGAAAACCTGGTTTAACGGTTAAACGCCAAGCGCAGGCCTTGTGAACAGCGGGGGAAATGGAACAGTGCAAGAGAATATACGGGTTAGGTTTGGACAGTTGCAAACCACCATGATTGCCAAGGGCTATGCCTGGTTTGATAACGGCGACTACAACCTCAACCTGGTGGGGATTCGCACCAGGGACAACAGGGCCAACACGTTCAATGACCGTTTGGCCGTGGCGTTTCGCACGGTTGAACGCCCACACCTGTTTGTTTTTGACTGCACCACTGATCCCGGTGTGTATTGGCGAGAACAGCCAATCAATCTTGAGGGCACTGCGATTGTGAAACCGGGTCAGTACCGTGGCCTGTGGCAGCTGGGCAAACACCAGGGTAAGTATGACGCCCTGGTACAGCGTGGCCTGGTGACCGTTTACCGCGATAACAATAAAGATGCGGTATTGGACATGCTGTATATGCCGGAAGAGCGGGGCCATTTTGGCATTAACTGTCACCGTGCCAGCGCTGAGGGCACCAGCAGCACAGTAAACCGCTGGTCTGCCGGCTGCCAGGTGCTGGCCAATCCAGATGACTTCGCTCTGTTGATGGCCCTGTGTCGTAAAGCAGCGGCACTGTACGGCAACAGCTTTACCTACACACTTTTGGATGAAGGCGACTTATGGACCCCGTAACTGCAATTACCATCGCCAAGGGCATTGCCAAATACACCGGACTGGGCGATTGGATCAAAAACAAGTTGGGGGAAAAACTGGGCGAGAAAACCGCACAGAAGATTACCCATATTGCCCAGGTGGCCACCAACTCTGCCACACCAGAGGAAGCCCTGGAGCGCGTGAAGCTGTACCAGGACGAAGCGGAAGCGGTGAAACAGAAGCTACTCGAAAAAGAGCACGAATTAAAGCTGGCTTACCTGGAAGACGTGCAAAGCGCCCGCGAAATGTACGGCCATAAAAATGCTATGGCGGACAAGGTTGCTGAGCAAGTAATCAGCCAAAACCACAAAGTGGTGGCGCTGTTACTGCTGTGTAACGTCCTGGTGCTGCAGTATGTGGAGGATACCGCTGTTGCTATGGCGTTGGGCAACTTGATAGGCGGCAGTGTGACTGCGCTTTGGCAGGAACGCCAACAGGTGATTGGTTTCTTTTTTGGCTCCAGCCTCGGCAGCAAGTTAAAGAACGCTTTTCCATTAAACACTGGCAAAAAGCAGTAAGGGATAACCGCGTGGAAAAAGACAACTTGGCCGCCCACTGGCTGGCTGTAATTTTCGGTTCACTGCATGGATTGACGTTTAATCAGTGGGTATCTCTGGGCGTACTGGTCACCGGTTTTATCACCATGCTGATTAATTGGTACTACAAACATAAACACCTGGAGCTGGCACAACAGCCACACCAGCAACATTCGAAAGGAGTAAATAGCAATGACTAAATCTGCCGCACAAATCATAGACGTTACTGTTGGCGAGAAGACCTATTGTTTTGAAGTCACTCGTGAATCGTACAACAAGTACGTCAATAGCTTATTGCCCAACAGCAAGGTGGCTCCTAGCCATAACTTTTTGGTGGGAACAGTTCAAAAAGACGATGAGAAAGCGTTGCTGGAGCTGATTAAATCCGCGCCTGGTATTGAAATGGATCTGGTTGGCGCTGTTCTGCAGGAATATACCCCTGATCTGGCGATCACTGCAAAAAAGCGCAGCGCATAGCGGAGCAGATCGAAAACAACGGCTACGACCAGCTGCGCGCCCTGGTGGCCAGGTATCTACCAGGTCAGCCCGTAACCGAAGAAACCATGGGGCTGGCGCTGTACCTGGAAAAGCGGGAGTGCCAGAACCTGGAAGCCGCGATTGCTAATGGTATTGGCCGTGCTTTTAGCGGTAAGTGACCGCCAAGGATTGACTGACGCAAGGTAGAGGTTGCAACCATGAAATTCAGAAGTGCTTATTTACTTTTAGTGGGGATATTTGTGGCATTCCTTTCTGGATGCGTCAGCACGGCGGACGTGATGCGCGAGAAGAACCAGTTAGATGCCAGATTCGTTTATCGTTACGACATTGGCGACGAATGGATAAGACTGGCCAGTAGCGGCACTGTCTATGGTGACTGCGAAGACTACGCGATTACGTTGCAGGAACAGGTAGGCGGTACGTTATGGATTGGTTTGCCAGTCAATACGAATAGCGCTCATGCTTTTTTGTGCCATGGCAACACCTGCGTTGATAACAACAGTGCCGCCCCGTTCCCCCTGAATCCGCAAGAGTTTGAATGGTTGCGCCGGGTACCTGTTGAGGAAATCCGACGTCGCTTAGAGATACAGACTATAAGACTGTGAACCAATTTCCTGATGCACAAAGACTGCAGCACTGAACCTTTGGAAACACTATGAGTTCTCGTTTAGAAAAATTGCTCTTTAGTGTGTCGCTGATTGACAAGGTCAGCGGCCCTGCGGGAAAAATAGCGGCTCAAATCGACCAGTTAAACAGGCGTGCCACCCAGGGTTTTGCCCAGGTAGGTGTGGGCGCTGCGGGGTTGTTCTCCACGGGCTATGCATTGTCTTCCATTTTATCACCTGCCATTGAGATGGATCGGGCTTTGGGTGAAGTCAAAAGCCTGGGGGTAGCGGATAGCGCCCTCAAACAACTGGAGAAGACTGCCTTGTCTTTTTCCACCCGCTACGGTGAGAGCGCCACCGACTTTGTGCGCTCCTCCTACGATATCCAAAGTGCCATTGCCGGTTTAACGGGCAATGAGCTGTCCAAGTTCACCCAGGCCAGTGGTGTGCTGGCCAAGGCCACCAAATCCGATACCGGCACCATTACCGACTACATGGGCACCATGTACGGTATTTTCCAGAACACCGCTAATCAGATGGGTAAGGCCGAGTGGGTGCAGATGCTGGCCGGTCAAACCGCGAGCGCGGTGCAGATGTTCAAGACCACGGGTAGCGAGATGGCCGCCAGCTTCGCCAATCTGGGCGCTGAGGCCCAGAGCCACGGTGTTGCCATGAATGAGCAAATGGCGATCCTGGGCACGCTGCAGGCCACCATGAGTGGGTCAGAGGCAGGCACCAAGTACAAATCCTTCCTGGCGGGCGTGGGCAAGGCCCAGGCGGAACTGGGGCTGAGGTTCACCGATAGCCAGGGCAAGCTACTGCCCATGGTGGATATCCTCCAGAAGATCCAGAGCAAATACGGCGAAATCGACACCGTGGCGGAATCTGACGCACTCAGAAAAGCGTTTGGTACCAAAGAGGCCGTGGGCCTGATCAAGCTGCTATCCCAGAACGTTGAGGGCCTGGCAGGCAATATCAGCGCCCTGGGCAGCCTCAACGGCATGGATAAGGCCATGGAGATGGCTGATGCCATGGTTGACCCCTGGGAGCGCCTGGGGGCTGTGGGAGAGGCCGTGAAGACGGTGTTTGGCCGAGTCATGCAGCCAGTGCTGGTGCCCCTGGCTAACAGCTTGATCAGCGGTGGCGAGGCCATTGTGCGCTGGACAGAGCTATTTCCCAACCTGACCCGCGTGATTGGTATAGGCACCCTGGTGGTATTTGGTCTTGTGGCCGCCGTCAGCGCCTTTTCGCTGGCCACTGGGGTGGCAGGTATGGCCATGGCCGGGTGGCACTCTATCCTGCTGGTAGGGCGCACAGCCCTGCTGCTGTTCAATGCCGCACTCTGGGCCAACCCCATTACCTGGGTGGTGGGGGGCGTATTGCTCCTGGGAGCCGCTCTCGCGGGCTTAGTCATCTATTGGGACAAAGTGCAGGCGGCCCTGGCAAAGTCCGTGGTATTCCAGCTCCTGCGCCTGGCGGTGCAGGGGTTAACCGCCTCCTTGTCTTTTCTGTGGGATGGGCTGGGTATGATCATTGACGGCTGGAAGCTCCTGTTTGACCTGTTTGGTGTCACCACGGTGTTTAACAACGTGCTGACCCTGTTTCAGGCCATAGGCACGGTAATAGGGGCTGTGGCCAGCGCCATAGGCTGGCTGATTCAAAAGGTGTGGCAGGCCACCAACTTGTTTGCCGGGTTCCTCAAGACCGTGGCCGACAATGGGTTGATTCAGTCCATTGCCGGGCTGTTTGGTGGCGACAACAGCTTAAACCTCAACCAAAAAGTGGAGCAGGAGCGGGACGCCATGAACCAGGTGGCAGGCCGGATCAGTGGCGACAGGTTGAACGCTGTGCCTACAGGCGGATTGATGCAGCAAATCAGCAATGCAACCCACAACAAGGGCACGACGGTGGAGAAGATGGAAATCCACACCAATCAACCGGTAAACGGTTTCTTGCTGGCTGATGAATTGGCCCTGGCTTAACGGGGTAAAGGCAATGGCAGATTACCTGGATTTACTCATTGTTGACAACGACCTGGCCATTGACGGCAACGTTGAAAGCCCGGTGAGTGAGCGGGCGAGTATTGCCCAGGATATTCAACACATGATTCGCGAAACCGGCCTGCTGGTGGAAATGGTGGGACAGCGTAACGCCGAAGCCGTGCAGCAACGCATGAACCGCATAGAGCAACACGTTGAAAACGACCAACGAATTGTACCTGGTACGGCGCGGGTGACGCGGGTAGATACAGAAACTTTTTATATCTCGGCTAAGACGGTGAAATACGGCCACCTGGAGGTGTACCTGTGAGCGACAACAGCGCGGATTTCAAAAAGCTGGTGGCAGACGCTGGCATACCCACTACCGAAGACGAATTGAAAGCTGAATGGCAGGCTGAGGTAGACGCCAGCGGTTACACCAATACCAGTGAGTATTCGCCCTTGTGGCGTTTAATCACAAACCTGGTCACTACGCCGGTGCTGTGGTTGATTAACCTAATCATTGAGCAAGTATTGCCCCAAGCCTTTGCGAAAACGGCCACGGGTACTTTTTTGGATATCCTGGCCTGGGGCGTGAACCTGGAGCGTAAACAGGCCGCCAAGGCTGTAGGGCGGTTGCAGTTCACGCGCACGGATACCGCTGGCACATTGGCAATACCTTTGGGGACAGTGGTACAGACTGCAGCGATTAATGGCAACATCTATTCCCTGGTGACGACTGAAGCTAAAAGCTTTGCTGATGGAGAGGCCAACCTGCTGGTATCGGTAGAGGCAACTGAAGCGGGCGCGGCCTATAACCTGGCGGCGGGTTATTATTCGATTCTGCCAACCCCCATTGCCGGTGTTACTGCGGTCACAAACCTAGCGGATTGGCTGTTAACACCTGGTGCGGATACCGAAAGCGACGATGAACTGCGCCTGCGCATCCGCAATCAATTCAGTGCGGTGAACCAGTGGCACACAGATGCCGTGTACCGTTCCATTATTTCCAGCTTTGACGGTGTGCACCCCGACAATGTTTATTTTGAGCACGGCGCACCACGAGGGCCAGGCTCAGCCAATGCCTACATTTTGTTTGATATCGGCACCCCGGATGCCAGCTTTATTGCCAGTGTGCAAAGCGAAATCACCGACAACGGTAACCACGGCCACGGCGACGACTTGCAGGTGTTCGCCATGGCAGAAACCCTGCACGATATCAGTTTGGATTATTGGGAGGTGGAAAATCTCACGGCAGCGGAAAGCACCCAATTGGCGACGGATATTGAACAGTTTGTGCGGGCTGCTTTTCGCGAAAACCTGGATTATTCGCCCACTCGCACAGCGCCTTATCAGCGCTTTAGCTTTTCACGGCTGGGACAAGAGCTGCACCGTGAATTTCCCAGCATTGAGTCACTGAGCTTTGCGAATGCCGATCTAGTGCCCGCGCTGGAAATTCCCCGCATTAACTCGTTGACGGTAACGAAGCAATGATTGATATCAAACTGCCGTTTTGGTTGGACGGTGCTGAACTCACCAAACTGAAGCAGGCCGCCAAGACTTATTGGGACAAAGTGGAAACCTGGCTTTCGTGGCCGCTAACGCAGCTGGACGCCGAGACCTGCACGCTGGGCATGTTGGATCTTTTGGCATGGCAGCGTGATATAGAACGCATGAAAGAAGAGCCGGAAAGCCTGTATCGGCTGCGAGTGAAATATGCGCTGGTCAATGCCCAGGACGCTGGTAGCGTGGCAGGGATTAAGCGCATCTTCTCGCGCTTGGGGGTTGGCACAGTAGAGGTTGAAGAGCGAGACCCGCTCAAGGATTGGGACGTGATTACGCTGCACTTAAGCGACGATCAGCTGGCACAAAACCCAGACCTGTTAGACCGCATCTTAGATCTCAAGTTTCGGAGTTCAAAATCTCCAAGATTGGTCATTTAACAATCAGTCACTCATATTCTAGCTGAAGGGTAAAAGCATCTAGCTGGAGACTTTGAACAAAAAATTCATTTATCCGCCTATCAAT